AAGGTCTGTCTTTATAACCCTAATGTCAAAAGGTTTTGCAGCATAAACCTTTGCATCAGCCTTACCACCATAATATTCCCACTTCTGACGATATAGGAGTTGGTGATCAGATTTAGCCTTAATCAAAAGCAGTTCAAAGTCTGCCTTGAAGTCCAGCCACTTCTGTTTTATTAGTTGATTTTTATATGATTCCTGATCGATGTGTTCCAGATCAGTTACGGGAAGGTCTGCTCTTGCAGTATTTTTTAATGTATCTAAATCCATATTTACCTCATAATGAAAAAGTGAGCAGTTTGGTATAGTATCTTTCTTGTGTTATATTGACCCTAGTGAGTTCGAACGAGTCGTCACTAGAAATTAAGTCTATAGATTTGATAAATGTTAAAGCATTACCAAATCTGCTCAATTTTATTTATACACCCTCAAATTTATAGATTTGGTATGCGAAGGTTGCAGTAGCAGACATATACTCAACATCTGTTGCTCCTTGTGTAAAATCCAACCCACTTAATGATATAGGAAAAAGATTTTCAAATATAACATTCAAAATAGGATTATTTTTATTGGAGAGTATCATAAGAAAAGCATCTGAATACATTGCTCTATCTGGTGTTGTAAGGGTTAATTTATCAACTGAAGGGATGTCCCTTCCCCCGGCCGGAGCAATTGATGTTACATCTCTAAATTCTCTAAACTCAGACCTGTCTGTTGGAAAACCAATTCCCGTCATCCAGTTATGAAGTGACCGATAATTCTCCAAATATTCATCAACAATAAACGTGATAGTAAGATTAGTATATGTGAGCTTCTCACCCATAACCGGAATATTTTTAAAGGGATTTGCAAAATCTATTGTTGGAGCATCAATGCCAGGTAAGTTTGCATTAATGGTAAAAAACTCAACCTTTGGAAGTTGATTGATACCAAATCGAAACTGAGTCGGACTTGCATAGTCTAACTTGTCTGGTTGCCTCGCGAGTGGTGATTGTGCAGTTGCCATATTACTTATACTATCAACTTTCTGTTTTTGTTATTGTGTTTGTTATATTATTGTCTGTATAGTAAGTTTTGCGAGTATTAAAGGCATTTCCCACCACCGAATCACCTTTAAAGGCATTATATGCCGCCTCATTAGGATAGCTTGTTACAATTGTTTGGGTTAATCCATCATCACTCACAGACTTGCTTGTTGATGTTCTGGTTCCGCGATCAGTAAAATTCGTTGTAACATAACTTTTAAACCCGTCACTCGTAGAATACCAAGCAACTCCAGTATTGGGTCGAACTCGAACAGAAGTAACAACATACGACATAATATTTTTCCCCTATATTATTTGTTTATATCTATGTAAGTATTTATAACAAAAAAGAGGGCACCCTTTCGGGCACCCTCTAAGTTTTTTAGTTAAGTTTCTTATTATAGAAACCAATCTTACATGAGATTGGATACTTTGACTCTACGATACCAAGCATTGGTGTTCGCATCCAGTGAAGCATCGGTATTAACCGTGTCACCAGCAGCAACCGCACCCGCACCAGCGAATGGGTTAGCAGCAAGACCATAACGGGTCTTGAAACCAATCTTAGGCTGGAAGGAATTCTCACCAACCGCACGAACCATTTGTAAGGGAACGTATGGGCAATAGAAGAAACCAGCATCGTAAGGCGATGTGCCCTTATAACCAGCAACATAGTACTGCGAAGCAGCTACGTTAGCGGCATATGGGTCAACATAAACCTTGAAACGACCATTCATCGTACCAGCAAATGTGGAAGATGTGTCGTCAACTGCGAGGTTGTTGTTTAGAGCAGGTGTGTAATCAAGAACACCAGCCATTTGAAGGGCAGAAGCAACGTCAGCCGAAACAATCAGCATGTTACCTTTGCCGCGACGAGTTTGTTGACCAATCGCGTTGGCATCACGTTCAATCTGGAACATAAGACCTTTGAACTTCTCAACTGACCAACGACCATTAGAGTCGGTGTCCAGATCAAAGATACCAGCGTTAGTTGTGTTAACCTGAGCACCCGCAACAGCTGTAACATACAGAGAACGAATAACTTCACGGTTGATTTCAGCAAGAATTTCTGTGCTGAGAATGTTAGCAAGTTCTGTCTCGGCGTCAAGACCATGAATTGCCTTCAAGTCCTGTGCAAGTTCCATCGTGTACTCTGCTTTGAGCGCACGGGAAACGGCAGTAACCGTAGACTTTTCAATACTGAAGGCCATTTCAGCGAAAGCGTTTGTACCGCTATCACCAAGTGCTTCAGCCTGACTGCGTGTCATACCAGTTGCAGAGGTATAAGCCGTTGCTGGGGAATCATTAAGAACTGATGGGTTAGTTTCAGTAGTAGCAATATCACCACCACCGATTGTACCAAGCGCGTTTTGGTTGGATGTATCAGGGAATGACTCATCAACGAGAGCTTCTGCACCGTCTTGTGAGGCGAGTGAGGAACGCATCGCAAAGATAAGACCAGTTGGTCCAGTCATTGGTTGCACACCACAAACGTCATAAGCGATCAGGTTAGGCATTGCACGACGAACTAGGGAGATCAAAATTGGGTCCCATGTATCCATCTGACCACCACCCATGCTGTTGACTGGCGCTGTTTCTGAAAGAAAACCACGGTCTTCTTTCATTGCTTTTTCTTGGTTCTCTAAGATGAGAGTAGTAACTGCCCGCTTGTAAGAATCCTCAATCTTTGGAAGATCGGGGTGTTCTAGGACTGGTTGCCACTTTTCTTGTAGATGTTCTGTCTGAAACATTAGTTTCTCCTTTATAATTTACATCTGTTTATAATATTATTGGGTTATTGGGCACGTTTTTTGTTACGACTAATTGCCGACATATACGCTGTCATAGCGCCAGTCGTATCAATGTCCTGTGCGGTGCCACCATCTTCATCATCAAAAGTCTGTTCAACAATCGTTTTCGGGAAATAACTTTCCTTTAAGGTGTGGAGTTTTGCGCGAAAGGATTCTTCCGAAACAAAGTCAACATCTTCTGTTAGAGACTTGAACTTCTCAATTTCAGTATCGGTCAACTCTTCGGAAACCTCAGAAATGACCTGCTCACGAACTAGTTGTGACTTAACCTGTGTAAGAGCAACATTCTGCTCCATAACAGAGTTAACTTTCTCTTCTAGTTCGTTAATCTTCTCAGACTGTGCTTCGAGAACGTCATATTTCTCATTCGGCACATCAATATAGTGATCTTCAAACAACTGTTTCAGTCCAGAGATAAAGTCTTCTGCAATCTCGCCCTTCAAACCGCGCTCGATTGACAACTCGTTCTCTTTCGTCCATTCCTCTACAACATAGTTGAGATATGTATCTACTTTTTCTGTAAGAGTATCAACCGACTCTTCCAGTTTTACTTCAAACTCGCCAGTCATTGTTTCGTGAATACGAGTGATTTCCTCACGGGTTTTTGATTTAACAGCAGCTTCAAAAATTGTTGCTGCCTTATTCTTAAACTCTTCAGAAAGACCTTCGCCATCTACGAGAGCGGCAACGTCTTCCTTGACACTAATAGATTTGATTTTTTCTTCTATTTCTGATTTGGCATCTTCAAGAGCTTTTAACTCTTCTTCCGTCTTAGCATTATCTGCTTCAGCAAGACTGGATTCATGAGCTGCGAGCATTTCTTCAATTTCGCCTTTCTTCATCTTTCCAATCTGTTCTAGCGCCTGTGCTTTAGTCATTTTCTTTGCTTCAGCAACAACTTCGCCTTCTGGTACATGACCAGCAGCGAGTTTTTGAGGACCGTCTGCTTTACCAGCGCCCTTCTGTTGTGCATCACTGGAAACTGCTTTTGCAGCAGCTGCGGCCTTCTTGCCAATTGCCTTTTCTTCACGATCTTCATCAGCACCTTTTTCGACTTTGGCTTCTGGATCAGCACCACCAACATCGGCAACTTCGCCACCGGGTGTTTCTTTACCAATTTTCTTCTTTGGTTCAGCAGGAGTAGCACCCTTAGTCTGGGCATCACTTGCTTCTTCGAGTTCTGCAAGCACTTCCGCTTCCAACTCTTCAATTGTTTGTTCTAATTCTGACATAGGGGTCTCCTTACCTGTGTATTGATTATTTATAAATTAAAGTCTTTTAAGAAACTTTGCGAATGCTAAAGCTTCCTTATTTGCGTTCCTTTGACGTTGCTTCACATCAAACTCTTTTTTCATCTCTACCATTTCCGATTCCAACAGCGCTCCGTTGTCCCAAACCCACTCTTTACCTTCCATAATACCCTCAACAAAAGCGTTTGGTGCGGAAGGGTCAGCAACAATGTCTGCTGCTGTTGCGAGATAGAAGTCGTCCCGCACATAGCTTGCGCCACCTTTTTCGTCTAAACTACCCATTCCCCGTGAGGAAACACCTAGTTTTGCACCTTCGTCCATAAGACTTTTCACAATCTCACCCATAGGCGTAGACATAATCTTCGCCTCTCCAATAAAGTTCTTTCCCTCTGGTTCCAAAGACGTAATCATATGGGATACACGCTCCAGATTGACGGTTGGCCCGTCTGGATGCCCCAGTTCACCAAATGCACGTTTTTCTTTAATAAAATTTTTGTTATATTTAGTAACTTCTTTATTAAGTATTTCCATAGGATACACCCGACCATTACGGTTCTTGATATCTGCTTGCATGAAAACGCCACGAATCTTGTAGTTTTTACCACCGTCCTCTTTTGCTTCGCAGATGTACTCTACGTCTTCGACTGCCTCTGAAAATAGTTTCATTATTCTATCCCTACGCTGTATAGTTTTCGTCTTTTTTGAATTCAATTATAATAAATCCAGATGTACCAAAAGTAGTTATTTCATGGTCACTAGAAGTTGCGGTTGTGTTTGCAGCAGTGCCGGGGATAACGCCAGCAGAACCATCATAGTGTCCAGTTCCGGCAAGTCTAATCTGAACAATATCTGTTCCAGAAGATACTTCTTGAATTTCAACATGACCAGTATCATCATCAGCACTACCTTGAGTCAATGCCCACCAAATTCTGGCGATGTGTAGTTTTGCACCGTTCGCATGTCCATCTAATGTGCTTCCATCTAAAATAGCACCATTGGCCGCAGCATCATCTTCAATATCAACCTTAAGCGTAACTGTACCGCCAGCGCCGGGCGCATTAACAACGGTATCTCTGAGTACTCTTGCAACAATTGCCATTCTTATCCCCTAGATCGCTAACATTTCTTTTTCAAAATATCCAAGAAGTTCCTTCTCAGGGACTTTATATTTCTTAGATATGTCTGTTATAGTTCTTTCGAAACTATTTAGGAAATCTGAAGGTTTCGCATCCATTTTCTTAAACAAATCGTCTACGGCATCCTTCATCTTAGGCGAAAGCCGTTTATATTGCTTAGATTTCTTATGTTCATCCCGCTCAACAACGGTTGACTCATAAATTTCTTCAATCCGTTTCATTTGTTTTTACACCAGAACCAACAAAAGTCTTTGATACTTCCTTGCGTTTAATCTCCAATGTATCACCAACCTTTGCAGCCATTGCAACATTAAATGCGGTTTCTGCGGCAAGATTATCACCGGCCGCAATTGAATCTACAAAATCTTTATCCATTATTTATCTCCTTTATCGAATTTCTGATCATCATCTGGTTTACCGTCTTGTTCAGGGTCTTCATAGTCTGGCATAGCTTCTGGTGGAATAACAGCACCAGCTGCATCCTGTGGATATCTTGTGATACCATCACCACCATCAGGTATTGCAACTCCACCATCCATTGGGTCAGTATCAAGTTCTTTCGCCATCTGATCACGCATTTCTTTAATTTCTGCATCGGTAAGATTTAGAACCTTCCTCAATACATATTCCTTACTAAAGAATGTACCAATATAAGATTGAATACCATCAAGTGATTGAATACGGTCATTAAGAAGTTCTGCATCTTTCAACTCTGCAAAGTGACCATCTTCCATGAAGTCATACTGAATATGCTCTTGCATACGAGGCCAATCTTCTGGCGAAATTATTCCTTTTAGGAGTAGGTTAGTCTTGAGTAGGTCAGTGAATAGGGGGGTAAATTTCTTCCGAATCCGTTGAACAAACTTAGTAAATTTAAGTTCGTCACGGGTAATCTCTGATGCTCTTCCCATACTGAATCCGTTTTCAGCTTCAAGTCTTGAAATCGGCACGTTAAGTGAACGGTATAGTTTTCGTTGGAAGTATACTATATCATCTATTTCCCCAAGGTTAGAACCGCCGGGGAGAGTGCTAATCTCTGTTCCTCTACCACCTTCACGGCGAGGCAACCAGAAATCTTCCAACATACTCATATGATTTCTATCATCCCGAATCTCACCTGTAGTCGCATCATAGACAAGCTTGTTACGATAACGATTCATCACATCTTTTAGATACTGTTCTGCTTTAATTTTTGGTAGATTACCGACATCAATGTAGAAAATTCTACGCTCAGGGGCGCGAGAGATACGATAGATAACAATCGCATCCTCAATCATACGCAACTGGTTAACTGGTTTAATTGCTTTATGTAGATAAGAGATAACCCGGCCAGAGTTGTGATCAAGTAGACCTGATGGAACATACACAACAGAATCAAGAGAAATCCTAATTCCTTGGTTACTTCCTCCACCGCCAGCGGTTGCAAACCCCTTGTCATTATAGATGAAATATTCCTCTACTTTTGTTAC